ATTCAAGACTTGTCATTACTCGGTATTGAATATCAATCTAGTGCATCAATTAACATTGAAGCAGATGTATTCATAAATAATAGATTACCTCTTGACTATACTGTATCGAATAAATACAACATTGGTTTTTCATATTGGGAAACAAATAAACTGCCAAGTGATTGGGTTTCTCGAATGAATCAAATGGATGAGATATGGACAACATCTCTTTGGGCAAAGAATGTTTTTGAAGAATCCGGAGTAACAGTTCCTGTTTTTAATTTTAGACTTGGAGTTAATAAATTATTCACTCCAAGAAAAAGAGTTTTAAAAGATAATAAATTTACATTCCTTTGCATCGGATCTCCATCAACTCGCAAGAACACTCAGATGACTGTAGATGCTTTTATAAAGATATTTTCGGGCGATGACAATACAAGACTTCTTTATAAGACGATAGACGCTCCTGATGCCCGCTGGATCAAATCTGGTGAGCTTATGGCTATCGAAAAACACCCTCAAATAGATGTGATTGATAAAGATGTTTCAATCCAAGAGTTAAGTGATATCTATGACTTAACCGATTGCGTTGTTTATCCGACAAGTGGCGAGGGTTGGGGAATGTTGCCATATCAAGGTATAGCAAAAGGTATCCCAACAATCTGCACAAATGCAACTGCCTGCACAGAATATGCTGAGCTGTCAGTTCCTTTAGAGTTTGAAGATAGCTCTATTAATATGAATGGAATTTATAGTGACTGCGGTACTTGGGCAAAGCCAAAATTTGATGATTTATGTGCTAAAATGTTATATGTATATAATAACTACGATGTAGTTTCTGATTATACATTTAATAATGCCGTACTAAATGAACAGACCATGAGCTGGGATTCTGCTGCAGAAGGGTACTACGAAAGATTATGTCAGATATCGAAAGAATTGAAGATAAAACTTTAATTGAAAAATTAAAAGATGTGGAAGATGTAGGTCTTCTCCACATAAAGGGATACTCAATGCATGAAATTGCATCATTGATGTCCCTGAAAACAAATGATGTTAAGTCATATATTGAGGAATACAAGAAGATACTCAATAGACAAGCAGAGGATGACCCATACTTTCTTGAAAGAGTCCAGTTCAACACAGTCAAGGCTTTGCAAGAGTTTGATGAATTAAGTAAAGAGGCTTGGGAAACAATCAGCATTGCAACCGATCATGGCATGGTTCCGGCAAGAATTCAGGCTATTAAACTTGCGGGTGAACTTGCTACAAAGAAAGCCCAGCTTCACAAGCTGCTCGGTGTCAACACTTCTGATGGTGAATACATTGCAAGAATGCAGAAAGCAGAGAATGTCAATCAGATCCTATCCAGGGTGTTGCGTGATGTTATCTCCAAATACCCAGAGATTGCAGATGCCGTAAGAAGAGAACTTGCACTTGCTTTTGAAATAATGCAAAACATTGAGGTAGCCGAGGATGCGGAAGTCATTGAAGATGCAGATGTTATTGAACCATAATAAGAGAACCCAAAACAGCCCATTTCGTTCATACGCAGAGAGAGCTTTTTGCCCCCTTACCTTGCTTAAAGGAAAAATAAATGAGTGATTATCTTGGAATGAATCTTCGCTATGAAGATTTCGATAAGTTATTAAATCAAGATGAACTTGAGGAAACTCCTGTATCCATTGAAGTGTTTGTGACTGATAAAAAGTATTTGGGATTACCGAGTCTAAGTCCGATTCAATTAGAAATAGTCAGGCACAGTACTCAAATTCTTAAAGAGCATACCTTGCAAAAGCTCATGGGAGAACATGAAGGGTCAGAATATTATAAAAAATATACAGACAATGAAGTTATCTGTATGTTAGGTAAAGGCTCCGGAAAAGACCATTGCGCAAGAATATCAATGGCTTATACAGTTTACATTCTTCATTGCTTAAAAGATCCACTTGGTTACTACGGAAAAGCAAAAGGTGTCTATATTGACCTTCTTAACTTAGCTGTTAACGCTCAGCAAGCGCAAAGAGTTTTCTTTGAACCATTAAAGAACTTGCTTTTAAGTTCACCATACTTTAATCAGGTAGGTTTTGAACCAAGAGTTTCGGAAATCTTTTTCTTTAGCAGACCAGTAAGATGCTTTTCAGGTCACTCTGAGAGTGAAGGTTGGGAAGGTTATGAAGTATTAACTGTAATTTTGGATGAGATTTCAGCATTCAAAACAGATGCGGAAACAAGAGGAGAATTAAGATCAAAAGGTTCTGCTTCTGCTATTTATAACATGAGTAAGTTATCTGTTATGTCTCGTTTCCCGGAAGTCGGTAAGGTTATTCTTTTGTCATTCCCTAGATATAAAGGTGACTTCATTCAGCAGAGATACTTTGGTTCTGCGGAAAGAGAAGAGCCTAAAACTTGGAGAATTAAAGCTGCTACTTGGGAATGTAATCCAACGATTGAAAGACATCAATTGGAATCAGAATATATTAGAAATCCAATTGAGGCTAGGGCAAGATTTGAGTGTGAACCTCCGGCAATGGAAGACGCATACTTTAGAGATCCAGATCTAGTGAGAAAAGCTTTTATGCATGCAGAAAGCCCCGTTGATGAAAATGGTATCTACCAACCTTGGTTTAACAATACAGACGGTCATAGAAGGTTTATTCATATTGACTTGGGCCTTAAAAGAGATAGGTCAGCTTTATGTATGAGTCACTGTGCAGGCTTTAAGGAAGTTAAAACTTCTATGGGTGTGGAAAATCTTCCTGTTATAAATGTGGATTTTGTTCATTCTTGGGAAGCAGCTCCCGGAGCGGAAATTAATTTTGCTTCTGTTAGGCAAATGATTATTGAATTGTGTAGAAAATTTGATGTGGCAAAGGTTACTTTTGACCGTTGGCAATCAATTGAGATGATTCAAAGTCTTAGATCTCAAGGTATCAATGCAGACTTTCATAGCGTTAAAAAAACAGATTACGATACTTTAATGACTACCATTTACGATACAAGGCTTCGCGGCTATTGGAATGAATTATTGGTTGAGGAAGAACTTCTTAAATTAAGATTGTTTGCAAACAATAAGATTGATCACCCCAACTCTGGATCAAAAGATTTGGCTGACGCATTAGCCGGATCAGTTTTTACTTGCATTGAAAATATGTCGGTAGAGATGGAAATAGATATTGAGATACTTGGATCAGACTTTAAACAATATGAAGAAGTTGACGATATGGAAGAATACGGAACGGTAAAGGTATATAATAGTGATATCGGCCAGTTCGTTCCTGGATACGATAAACAAATACTATCTACAGAAAGTGGTGAAAAATGGCTCGAAAGCCTATAAAAAGAGAAGATATAAATCCTTCTTACGATGAAATTGTCAAGGAATTGACTACAACAATTACGAATCTTATTATGGAGAATACTATGATAAAAATCATGATTAAAAAACTCGAAGCTATTGTTGGTGATTTTGATCAACAAAACTCACAAGACAATAAAGAATTTTAAAAACTTTATGGGTCGGGTTGTGATGTCAAAGTTATGCCGATAATGTGTTTATCACAGGGGCAGAAGCCCTTAACTCCAAACAAACATAAGGAATAGCAAAATGACACTCAATATTAAATCAGTTGATAGTTTCCCTCAAATTACTCGTTCGGGTCGTACTTCGGCTGAACTTCAGGAAATTATTGATTCTTTGATTGAATCAAGCAAAACAGGAAAAACCTACATGATTGAAGATGTAGAAGAAGGAAAGAAGTTTAATTCACTTCAACAGAGAATTCGTGCGCAAGCAAAGAAATTGGAACTTAATGTTAAGATTCATTTCGATAAGAATACAAGTAGCCTTTATTACATGTCCCCAATTAAGGAAGAAGTTATCACTTCTGTCAAGAAAGAAGTCACAGCAAAAGATGTGAAGTCCGTAAAGACACCGGCAAAGACAAACGCTTAATTAGCAAAAAAATTAAATAAAAAGGGGCGTGATGCAAATCACGCTCTTTTTTTATGTATAATTGGAGCATGACAATTTTTAAAGAACAAACAATAGAAATAGAACAAGAACAAGTTAACTCATGGTATCCAATGATTGCACTGCCATGTTATGATCAACTTATTTCTGAACCGACAGTTATGTCACTAATTAGAGCAGTAATGCAATTTAAAGAAATCGGAATGAAATTCTCAATTTGTACAATGAGTGATTCACTCATCTCAAGAGCGAGGAATCAAATTGCTGCTAAGTTTTTGGCAAACAAAGAGTTTACTCACTTAATGTTTATTGACTGTGATTTGGGATTTAAGGGTGATGATATTCTTAAACTTCTATGGCACGACAAGGAAATAATGACAGCGGCCTATCCTATTAAAAGTATTAACTGGGAACTAGTTGGGGACAACGCAAGGAAAGGTATTGAGGATAGCAAACTCCTTGAGAGTTCTTTAAGATTTGTAGTTAATGCTGCAAAAGATGCACAGAACAATACTGTTAAAGTTGATAAGGGCGCAATAAGTGTCTATGATGCCGGGACTGGGTTTATGCTTATTAAAAGAGAAGTGTTTGAGAAAATGATTGAGGCTTACTCTGAACTTAAGTATATTGATGACACCGGTTCTTTGACAGGTGAAGAGAAAGAATGGACTTACGCTTTCTTTAACTCTTATGTTGATCCAGAGAAACATAGATTTTTATCAGAAGATTATGGTTTCTGTAGATACTGGCAAGAAATTAATGGAGAAATTTGGACTGACCCTTCAATTGAAATGCTGCACCTAGGAAGGCTTAAGTATGAGGGAACGATGCTTAATTGGCTTGAGAGACACGCTACATGAAAACTGACTGGAAACTTGGCTTTTATTTCATAAAGTCAAACCTGTCAAAAATATATACTAAAATTCTGTATAAGATTAAGTAAAATCACGGGGCGGAATTAATTTAATTAAAAATTTGTTTGATTATTTTACAAAGAAATTTCTTATTAAGTTTAATGCTAATTTGGGTAAGCTTGGTCAAAGACTTCGGCAAAGACTTTCAACAGTCTTTCCTGGATACTTTGATCAAGCTTTTCCGATCTCTGATCTAAAGTTTTCTTATAACTATAATCGATTCCCTGATCTCCAAAAAGAATCCCAAAATTTCTTTTTTCCTGTGTGTGATATGGTCATTCTTACCGATAGACTGAAAGTCACTCTTAGGAATTTAATTCCTTAGAAATTTAATAAATAAGTTTAATGTAAGGATTAAGGTAATTTATGATATTAGAACCAAGTAAAAGCAGAGCTGAATTAATTGACGAAAAGTTGATGGGTTTAGAAATAAATGATGGCGATAAAGATTATGGGATAATTTGCCGCATTGACCAAATAAATAATGACTTCAAGGTTTACACAAATCTTGGGTATTCTTTTAACGCAGGACTTATCCTAAATCTTGTTGCCCTTGCAAATCTTTACGAAAAGGCTGAGGAAAAAGCTAAGAATGAGACTGACGAAAATGTTACTCATTTATCTCCTGCTTATTTTGAAAATGCTATTCTTTCAAATAAGATTATGTCAAGACCTAAGCCTATGGCTCATTCTGAGAGATTGCGTTCAAATGGCTCTATAAATACAAAAGCAGTTATTGGTGAAGAAACCATTAATATTACTTCTTATGTTTCGCCTAAAACAAATTTTGCCGAAGAAAACAAACAATAGAAAGAAAAGAAATGAATCAAGAAGAAGAAATACAGTACTGGAAAGAGAAATATCGTCTTTCTAGATTAGATAACAAAATACAGCAAGAGAATGAAGAAAGAATGCAGAAATTCAAAATGGTTTCTGATATTAATTTATTGATTGATTTTTTAGATCTTTCAATTCATGAAGATAACGAATACTATGCTTCAAAAAATAGTCTTGTTATTTTTGTAAAACATAAGGTAAACAATGAACTTGGAGTTAATCACTATGAATTTGGAGAATGAAATGAATGAAACAATTGAAGAAGTAAAAAAACCTACAATCCGTAAGATTTCAAAAGTCCAAATGGAAACAATGTCTTTCAAAAGAAAGAAGAAGGCTAAGAAAACCCCTAGCTTATTTGATTCTAATTTGGTTGACAGAAGTTATTGGGGTAATGACCCAGGAACAGATTTGGAAATTAGTTTGACTAGGGTTCAGATTAGCCGTTCTCTTAATAAAGGAGAAATGCTTGACATTAAGAATTGTCGTACAGCAACTCATTTGAGTAAAGACAATGTTTCAGAATTGATGAAGTATCAACTTCATCTTATGACATTGATTGCAGATGAGAATGAGTGTAACATTTTTACAAATATCAACGGTGACGGAACTGTTATGGTTGAATTTGATAAAGAAACTGAGCAATACGAATTTATATTCGTAAAATAAATATCTAACACTCCGTTAGATCAAAACATAAAATAAGCCAAGGCATTAGCCTTGGCTTTTCTAATACAAGAAAGTAAAGTAAAATGGCAAAAAATCTACGATTTGATAACCAAATCCCAAGGTTTGAAACAGAGATTGAAAAAAGAATGCATAAAGTTGTTTCTTCACTAAAATACGGTGAAAAAATTACAATATCAACTAATTCAATGTCTCAAGATGAAGAAAAAGCTTTGACAAAAGCTTTAAATAAATCAGCAAAGTTCAATTGTATTGAACTTAAAATACAAAAAGCAAGAGAAAAAGACTCCATCAACATCTCAGTTAATGGTTTTTAGAAAGGTAAATATGGATGTAAATAGCGAAGAAGTAATTCTTCAAATGATGATTATTAGTCTAGAAGATAAGATCAAGCAATTTAGAAATATTTCTGAAATACAGCAAGGTGTTATTACTAAGATAATGATTAAGTTAGAAAACAATACACAAGAGTTAATTAAATATAAGGAAAAGTATGGCGAATTGTAAGTTTTGTCAATGTGAATATATTGATGAAAGATTGGAAGCTGGATACGAATATTGCTTAAATGAGCAATGTCATAAAGTTGGATTAGATGAAAAAGAACGAGAGTTCCGTAAAGTTTATACCCCGGCATTGCTTCACAAATGTAATTATTTTTGGATAAAGAAGTCGGAATTGACTTCCTTAAATACAAGAAGTGATTTGTTATCAGGATATGGAGAAATAAATGAATGACAAACCCAAATACCAATGGATACTACATCATACTAGATCAACGGATAGAGTATTTTTTGGTCCATTCAATAGCTATGACGAATTAGATTTGTTTTATAGAACTATTGAAAGAGCAGAACAAATTCATTGTTCTGTTGAATTGTTAATTAATCCATTCGTAGCATCATATGATGAATGGTGGTATAACCCATATGATGAACTTATAAAAACAAATCCAGAACTGTTTAAAAGAAAGGCAGAAGTAGAATGAGAGCAAATGTTTACCAAATAGATGAGGATACTTACAGCTTTAGCCGTATATGTTTTCATTGCAAAGAGGAAAGTAAATTTCGTATTTCTTACAATGAGTACAAGGCATTGTTTATACATGAACAATATGTTCAGGATGTGTTTCCATTTATGTCAAAAGAAGATAGAGAGTTTATGATTAGCGGAACTCATCCAGATTGCTGGAATGAAATGTTTAAAGATATTGATGAAGATGGAGATGAGGAAGAATAATGGTTATGGAATATATTGAAATTGGTCCAACTCCTTATGATGAGAATTGCGCTCAAGTTGGCGATGATGATTATCGTAAGGATGCTAAAAAAGAAATGGATGTTTACATTAATCAATTAAACCGAACATTCATTGATGCAAAAAGTAAAGGAATTGCATTTAAACAAAGATGGTTTGACCATGATTTTGGAGCTTATGGTGAAGTTTGTATTTATTGGAATACAGAAAATCCAGTAGCTGATGAATACGCTTATGTAATTGAAAGAAATTTACCAAGTGATTGGGATGAAGAAGCAAAGAAAGAGTTAACAGAAAGTTATGTTTAAGTTATTTAATTTTAGTTTTGTACTATTTATTGTAGTACCAGTAGTAATGGTTGGATTAATAATGATGCTTAATGAAGCATCGGATAGTAAAGGAAAGAAATGAATAAGGAAAGAATGCTGCAACTTGCAGATTATATTGAAAAGCTGCCAGAACATAAATTTGAAATGCAATATTGGATTTCACAAAAAGTAAAGAAAGAAAACTATCAAGGTGAAGAATATTGGAAAATGGATTATGCACCGTTAGGAGATTCTAAAACTTTAGTTGAACCTTTAGATTGTGGTACAGCTTGTTGTATTGCTGGATGGGCAACTGCAATTGAAAATAATTTCAAACCAATTGCCATTATGCAAGATGAAAAATCAATTGAAACTAGAGGAAAAGAATGGCTTGATTTAACTTATTCACAAGCTCAAAATCTTTTTCTAGTGAATATTGATACAGTATGGACTTACTATGTAGAAAAATGTAGTTTTTATATTAACGAAGATGAAGATTGTTTTACTGATATATCAAACAAAGATGCAGCACTAGTTATTAGAGATGTTGCAAATGGAGTTATTGATATTGATAAAACTTTTTATTTCCAAGAATGTAAAGAGTACCTGCAAGAATTGGGATACTACGAAGAAGAAGATGAGTATTAAGAAATGATAGACATTCAAAATTACACAATAAGCAAACTTGCTGAGATGGCATTGAAAAGACCTGATGATTTTGGTTATTGGGGGTCTGAAGATATGTTTAAGACTTGGGGATTTGCTGGACACGATAAATCAAGAGATTCAAATATTATGGAAAAATCAAACTTTAAAGTAATTACTGAAGATTTGATTGATAAATACCCTAATGATTTCAAAATTGAAAACTTCACTCATTGGGCTGTTGGTTATGTTGATCGTTTAATTTGTCGTATCTTAATTGATGAGACTAAAAGCTGCGATGAAGATAACATAACAGAATCCTTTAAGGCATCAATGAATTGGCATGATCGAATTAATGATTATCCAATAGCAGATGAAGATGATTACTATGACAGTCTTTCAGATGAAGCTATTGATTGCATTGAAAATATGGAAGATTATCTACTTTTGGTAACAGATACAGAAAAAGATGGTTGGGCTGAAAAGATATATTTTACATTGACAAATGATTTAAATTTTGAGTTTAATGTGGATGCTGAGCAATACCCAAATGATAATAAGTTGCTAGAAGCAGTATTGAAATCAGGATTATGCAAAGCCGAAAGATGGGGCGAATGGTATGAATGGTGCGATGAACAAGGTTTTGATAGACCAATATTTCCAGAAAAAGAAAACCCTAACCAATTAAAGTTATTTGAGGATTAAAATGAATAAATGTCCAGTATGTAAATCAGAAGATATTGAACTAGTTGATAGTAGTGAAAATATTACTTATAGCTCACCAGAATTAAAATCAGAATGTTCAGTATGGGAACAGTATGATTGTTTAAAATGTGGAGTTTTGCTAGAAGTAGAAGATGAAACTATTTCAGTTAAAAGAACTGTTGGTCTTGAATACAAAACAGTATTGCGTTATTCAACAGATTGGGAAAGAAAAATAGAGGAGTCATTTAATTATGCGTAAGTTAACACAGGAAGAAACAGAAATGGAAGCAGATGCCGCATTAGATATACAATATCAAAATGTTCGCAGAAAGGCTATTATAGATCAATTTATTGATTTACCAGATGAAGAATACATCGAAAGAATAGGCGATGTGATTGATGAACTAATGAAAGAAGGAAAGCTCAGTTATTCAGTTATGTTTGAAACAGATGAATTAACAGAAAACTTACCAGAAATTATTGCTTTAGCAGAAAAAAAATACAACAAAGAAAAAGGAATTAAACAAAATGCCAAATTGGTGTGAAAATAATTTGTCAATTTATGGCAAGCAAGAAGACATGAAAGAATTGATGGAGGTTATTACAATTGGTGAAGATACATATTCACTATTGGAAAAACTATATCCGGTGCCTGATGAATTAAG